GAACTCAGTAATTCCTCTCCTTCTACGGATATCATCCATGAAGGGGTTAAGAACACCTTCAATTTGTGCCCAAGTGAATTCATCGTTGGGTTCAAAGACAAATCTTTGAGTTGCAAGAAGAATAACTTTGCGAATATAGATCATTAATCTACGAATATTAATTCTATCAAGAGCGGTGGGACTTCGTTGAGTAGTTCGTTGACCAAAGATTGTAATGCCCTGTTGTGGGAAGGAGACGATTGGGTTAACAACATTACCACCACTATAAAGAGTGTCCCTATCTCCTTGGTTCAGTTTGACTTCTACATCCGTAGGCTTTGTGAGCCTACCCCTACGATAACCAGCAGGAGCGAACCAACTATCAGCCACAGTATCGGTAAATGCCATCTGACGGGCACCATAGATCGAAGGATCAAGCCAACGATCTATACCATCAAAGACACTAAAAACTTTTACCCAAGGCCAGTAGATCGCAGCGTAAGAACTATTAATTGCAGCAGTTCTCGATCCCGCAGTGCTAGAAGACTTTCCATTTGTCCAATCAATAGCATCTTGAACCGTTCCAATTGCATAAGGAGGAGCAACAAGAGCTAAGAAGTTTTGAGTAGTCTCGGCCAGAGTTATAAGATTATTTTGTACATCTTGATCTGCAATACCAGGAACAAGAGCTATCCCTATATTCAGTACTTGCTCATCCAGAGATTGCATTCCAGTCTTAGGATCAACAGCAGCATCCCCAATTAAAGCAGCCGCTGCCGTACCAGCTTCAGCACCATTCAATCCACCAGCTAATGCACTATCCGTAATGGGAACAAGTTTATTAAATCTGGAGGCATTAATGGAAAGTTCTGTCAAATCATCAGGAGTTCCCCTTCCTGCTGGGCCATCGACTGGTTCTAACCATCTAGAAGTAACATTAAAATTAGTAGTTCCCATCAAGGTTCCTAACAAACCAGTATAATCGGGAAGCTCGGTAACAGTCGCATCAGAATCATCCTTCACCAAGTTAGCTTTAATGGTATTAGATTTAGTGTTTGTTTCACCAGTATTTATTACATCCTCAATAAAGGAACCAGACCCAACGAAGCTACACTTGAAAGTCTCATCAGACGTACCATTTTCATTAACAATTACGTTAAAGTTTTGTGATCCTAAATCATTAACGGTAATAGTATTACCGCTTGCAGTCCCATCAGATTTAGTTCCACCATTATAGCCAGTTCCAGGGTATAATGATTCAACTCTATAGTTTGCACTATTAGTTCCAGTAACTTGAATAGTACCTCCATAAACTCTTACAGCAGAAGCATAATTTCCTGAAGCCCCATAAGCCGTTGCAGCCCTTGGAGCCCAAGTTGCCATTAAAGCTGACACTCCACTATCAGCAGCACCAACTGCTCCTGGGCTAAAGGAAGTTCCACTACAAGCAGAGACACCTATCGAAGCACCAGAACCAGCAAAGGATCCAACAATGGCTCCCGAAAGCCCAAGGCCAGTAGCCGTATCACCAACCTCCCCATCAAAGAAACAACCCACCTTATCAGCATCTAACCCACCACCAACAATTTTTCTAATGGCTTCACCCTGGCTCGTAGCAGTATCAGGGGGAATAACAAAGTCTTTACCTGCACCAGCGTTGTCGGCAAATTGAGCCGTACCTGCACTATTATAAACTTGAATTCTTAACGTCAACGCAGACCCATCATTGACTCCAAATCCCTGATCAGCCACATAAGTAGCAGGAGCAGAAACAATAACCGCAGGACAAGACCCAATACCCATAGCTGCGGAAGCGTCTGTGGCTGTATCAGCAGCAGCCCGTACATAGTACAGACTATTGGTTTGCTCTAAAATCTCTAAAGATCCCTCAAGACCTTGACCAGTTAAAGCTTCAAAAGGCTCACCAAAAGTTCTAATAAGGTTATTTTGACTAGTAATCAGCGTAGCTTTATTGGTTGGGCCTTTGGAAGCAAAGCCAACTACTCCAACAATAGAAGTATTAATTGAGGGGGCGTAATCTGAAATATCTTTTTCGATGGTGTAAACACCAGGGCTCACATAATTTACCATTTCTTATCTCCTAAGCGTTGGAAATCTTAAAAACTCTGCGTCTATGCATAGTTCTAATCTGTTCTGTAATGTAGACATCAGGAACTACAATGCTTTCCCCAGGCTGCATATATCTCTCTTTACATCCTTTCTCTGTATTGAAGTAAACAGCGAATGTTTGAAGACTATCATTTTTTACAACTTTCATAACTAATTCCGTCCTTTATTATGTACTAATGGTAAAGATGTTTTGTGAAAACTTTTTTTAACCAGCAATAACCTTACTTTGTCCCGCACTTGTTATCTTTTCTCCCCCATACGAGTCATCTTGTCTCCCCACGCCTTTTCCCTCGCTAAAAACTCGATTTGAGAAAACACTTAAAGCCACTCTATGAGAAGGGCAACTATTTCCAACAGGATAAGTATGGGACGCATCCATGTCCCCAGACCGAACGACCCCTATTCCTCCAATGAAAACTCTGCTAGAACATTGATCAGTGGAAGTTATACCTGTGCATCCATGACCCGTAGCAACAGACCCTGCTGAATCTCCAATAGCAACTAAACTAGCCATCAGTTGGTCTCCATTATAAATTCTTCAATCTTACCAGTAGAAGTGAATAAAAATTTTGGATTAGGAATATAAGTTCTAAGAACCATATTCATAGTTTTCTTTAAGATTCTATCCTCTTTATCTGTAACCGTAAGTTGTCCTACATCTTCTTCTGAAGCTAGGTAAGCTTTAGCTAAAGTAGAGAACTCAGTAGGAACTTGCATCTCAGGATTAAACTTTAAACGAACTTGCTCTAGAATTTGATCCATATCCGACATGTATTTAGTCCAAATATTTAATTGGTATCTTACATTAACCGCTCTAGGAGCTAAACTAAGGACCCTAATAGCTCTGTGTTTTTCTGCATCCCAATATTTCTCATGCACTAAAAGACTTTCATTCTTCTGCCTCTCCTTATCATTATCAGAGACAGTCTGAGCTATAGACAAGATAGGGAGAATAATATTATTCTCCTGTTTCAATTTAGCAACAGCTCGTTCAGCATTTGCATGAATACACTTAATATCGTTAAACTTTTGTTCAGAATCTATGTACCCTATGTCATTAAAAGACACAATCATTGAGCGTAAGCTTTCTTTATAGATAAAAGAAATATTATTTTTAGATTGAGTTATTTTGTATATTAAATGTCTAACATCTCCTTCCCTAGTACCCCATTGTTTACTTCTACTTTCAAAAGCAGAGGCATCCCAAGTAGTGATTAACCCATCATTATCTACATACTTGTAGCTAGTCATTTATACCTGCATACCCTCCAAGCTCATCACTGACCTCAGAAAGTGGAGTATCTTGAACATCAGGAGCATCACGAAGAAGTTTAGCAGAACATACCAAGTGATATACCCCATAGACTTCAAAGCTATCCTCCACCACTTCAAAAATTTCATAGTTCTGATCTTGGAAAAAAGGTTTAATTATATCACCAGGGATAACTGATCTCCCCAGCTTTCTTTCTATATAGCTTTTATTAAAAGTAAAAAGCTGATCATTAGTTAACTCAATACCAAACTGAGTAAGTTCCTCACTCATAGAAATAGGATCATAGTGTCCATGAACTACAATAGCGTTCTTAGCAATCGGCTTATTGCGAGATTCCATATATACTTCATCAAAATCATCAGTTTGATAGTACTTATAAAATTTAAACTTAGAACCACCAAGACGAATCATCTCATCATCAACCAAGTTGAATAGGTTAATGTCAGCATTCTCAGGATCAAATAAATTTAGAAGGCTATCCCCTTCACCATCAATCTCGGTGAGTTGAGGAACTTTCGTCGTTGCTTTGTAATTCTTTTTTGCCAATTAGTTATTTTCCTTTTTTCTTCGTCCAGCTCGCCCCTTTTCCAGCTACAAAACTTCCAGGCCCAAGGTTAGGAAGATCTTCAGGCTTTGGAGGATTCTCTAGTGTCTCTCTAGTAAATTTTCCTTTTCTCCTATCCTCAGGATAATACCGTAGACCAGCTTTTCGCCTCCTTTCTCGCCCCCTATCCAATGTCGTTTGATTAGGTTTTTTAGCAACCTTTTTATCAATTACTTTTTTATCGGCTTCGTTACCAGCTTCTACAGCTCGTCTACCAGCATCTTCAATATCCTCCCTATGCTTTAGAATTGCAGCCTTGATTTCCTTGGGGGTTTTAGCCTGCTTTTTTTTGCCCATAGTTTTTTGGACCTCATCATTACCGATATCTTCCTTTTCCTTCTTGATACCCTCAAGATCCTTATCAGTAGGACCCTCAGTTTCCATTAACTTTCTAACATATGCATTTTTATAATTCATTTCAGTTCCTTCAGATGTTCCCTTTACAGGTTGAGTTCCTGGTGTTTGTCTAGATTTATAATCTTCATTCTCCCTCCTTAATCTCTTTGCTTTTTCCACAGGTGACTCACCTGTGCTTAACCTTTTATATTGCTGAGGCCCTAATTCTCTCTCTAATCTAGATTGCTCAGAAGAAGGATGCCCAGTCCGCGCTCTGGCATTTTCAGATGTTCTTTTCTTACTTATGGCTATAACCTTTTTTCCAAGTTCAGTCTTACCATGAGTACGAATAGTTGTCTCAAATAATACAGAAGCAAGTCTTTTGTAAGCGGTATGAGCTACAATATATCCAGGATTCTTTTTACGAACGACCTTCTTACCTGTTTTTTTGGCATATCTTTTAGCAGCAGCTCTGCCTTTTTTACCGTAACCGAAATGTTTTTTTCCTACTTTTGGC